TATGGCCAGATTAGATTACACGGGTGGCAGTCGCTCTCAACAGGAGAGAACTTCAGCGGCAAGAGCCTCTGCTGGCATGTCCACAGACGTGGGCGGTGGCTCTTTGCAAGAACAGCATATGGCCAATGTGTATGCCGACCCCGGCCCGTCAGCAATCCAAGTGATACAAGAAAACGTCGCCGCAGCGAATGCCGCTCAGGCCGCAGCAGCGGCGGCTCAGGTCCAAGCCAACATAGAGGCCGCCGCTCAAGAGCAGGCGCGCCGGGCCGCACAAGCGCAGGCAATGACAGTCGGCACCCCAGAGATGGGGTTCACCGAGGCTATGGGCGGGGCGACCAGAGTTAGTCCCGGCGGCATGTTTGCGCGGTATGGCGTCAATGCACCAGCGGTCATGCAGTTTGCTGAGGCACCTACTTTTGGCGGCCTCTCGACTGGCGTCTTGGGCGCGCTTGGCTTTAACACGGCGCAAAGTCATTTGCAGGCAGGCACCGGCCAGCCAGTAATGGATGCGTCTGGTCGCGTGCGCGGCGCTCTCAGCACCGGCCCGTTTGGCAGCACTGTTTATTCTGGCACACCCATCCCCGGATATGAGGGGCCATATGCAGACTTAATTGCGCCGTCTGTGGGCGTGTCTGACGACCAGCCGCAGATAACGTCAACCGTCACCAACCCGGCAACGGGTCGCGAGGAGTGTCCCGACGGGTACACATTTGACCCTGACTTGAACGCCTGCCGCCTCGACACACGCGGCGGCACAACCACAGCGCCAGACGCACCAGCAGCACCCGGTGTTCCCGGCGCGCAGTATGCGAGGATGGGGCTGCTGGACGTGGCTCCAGAGGGCTTGATGGGCTTCCAAGAGCGCTACGGCGCAGGCTTTGGCACACCGTCAGACTTTGGTGCGGCGAACCTTGCTTTCCGTCAGCAAGGTGCTATATCTCCAGAATATTATCAGACACCCCCGAAACTGACAGGGTACACATTGCTGGGATGAACGAGGGCAAGACACGGCAGCGACAGGCTCGCGCCGAAAAAGCCGCAGCACTGCTGCGAAACGAACTTTTTGTTGAGGCGTTTGAGTTCCTCGACGAGCAGTTTGTCGACGCTTGGAAGACATCCGGCATCGACGATGAAGAGGCACGCGAGAAGCTATTCCAACTGATGCAGGCACTTAACGCAGTCAAGGGGTACTTCCAGAGCGTTGTCGAGGATGGTAAGCTGGCACAGGCACAGCTTGACGAATTTAAGCGGTACAGCCGCGTAAACTAGGAGTTTTTTTATGTCCGACAATCCGCAAGGAACCGGCCCTATTTCTTTTAATGATGCAATTTCTCTTCTGAACACACCCGCACAGGACACCGTGACAGAAGAGCAGGTCGAGGCACAAGAGCCTCAACAGCCTGAGACCGAGGCGTATGAGCCGGAGGCGGAGAACGCAGACGCGACCGTCGAAGAGGATTACGAGGAGGACGATGAGGGCGAAGACGCCTACGAGGCGGATGACGATGACGAGTACGAAGAGGAGCCTGTCCAGACCTACACCGTGAAGGTGGACGGTCAGGAACTAGAGGTAGACCTTGACGAACTTCGGAGTGGTTACTCGCGGCAGCAGGCGTACACTAAGCGTTCGATGGAGTTAGCCGAGCAGCGCAAAGCCTTTGAGGCAGAGCAAGCTGAGACGAAACAACTTCGAGACGCTTACGCGCAGCAACTTGATCAAGTGGCTGCCCAAATCCATCAGGCAACCCATCAGGAACCTGACTGGAGAGCATTGGCCGAGACGATGACCGAACGTGATTTGTTTCTGGCGAAGACCGATTGGGACCAGCAGAAGGAATACCAGAAGCAGGTCGAGGTCGAACGTCAGCGCATTGCGTCGGAGCAATCTCGCGAGCAAGAGCAGAACCTGCGCCAGCACTTAGAAGTGCAGCGTGGCGAAATGCTTAACCGCATCCCTGCGTGGCAGGATGAGGACACTCGCGACGCAGAGCGCAAGGAAGTGATTTCCTACGCTCAGAAGCGGATCGGGTTTAGTGAAGAGGAGGTTGCAAACGCATCTGATGCGCGCGCGATCGAACTTCTCTACAAGGCGTGGCGTTGGGACCAGCTTCAAGACAAAGCCCCCGCCGCCAAGAAACGCACCCGCAAAGCACCGAAGATGGCCAAGGCAGGGCGACCAAAGACCAAGCGCGAAGTTGCTACCCGTTCTCAGCGTGATGCCCGAAAGCGCTTTGAAAGCGCCGGAACGGTGGACGCTGCTGTTGAGTATCTAATGGGCCGAAAGTAGCCCGCAAAGAAAGGAAAAGGTTATGACAACCTTCGCAACCGCTTCAGCAATCGGTGAGCGCGAACAGCTTGCCGATGTAATTTATCGGATCGATCCCGCAGAAACGCCAATATTTTCAAATGTTAAGAAGGAAACTTCTAACGGTATCTTCACCGAGTGGCAGGTTCAGGAACTGGCTTCAGCCAGCACCACGAACTATCACAACGAAGGTGCAGACACAGCGACTGCGGCGGCCACGCCGACAGCGCGTGTGGGTAACTACCACCAGATATCCAAGAAAGTCTTCGCGACTTCTGGCACTCTGGACGCGGTAGACACTGCCGGTCGTGAGCGTGAACACAACTACCAGAAGGTGCTGAAGGCACTGGAACTGCGTCGCGACATCGAAAAGATGATTGGCGACACAGACGTTGCTCGCTCTTCTTCTGAGCCACGCAAGTCGGCGTCGCTGTCTTGCTGGATGACCAACGGTTCTGTTGGTGCTGGTTCTGGTGCTTTCGCCACTGGCGACGGTACTGACGCCATCACAAACGGTGACGACCGCGCACTGACGCTCGCCCTCATTGAGGACGCGCAGCAGGACGCTTGGACCGACGGCGGTAACCCTCGCATGATGTGCATGTCAGCCTCGAATAAGGCGAACTTCTCGGACCTGTCCGCGACTGGTAACCTTGTCAGCAACGACGTGAACATGACTGCCGCCAAAGAGGTCTCCTATGTCGGCTCGACTTCGGTCTTTATGGGCGACTTCGGCACCGTTGAGGCGACACCGTCTCGTCAGCTTGGGAATGACCGTATCTTCCTGATCGACCCAGACTTCGTGTCACTCTGCACGCTGAACGGTCGTAACTTCCTTGAGGAAGATTTGGCCAAGACTGGCGACGCAACCGACACGCACATCCTGTGCGAGTGGGCGCTCAAGCCAACTGCTCCGAAGGCGCACGCCGCGATCTTCGATCTCAGCGGTTCCTAATCTAGCAAGGGGGCGGCTTAGGCTGCCCCCTTCTCTATGAGGGCAAAATGAAGCGATACCTATACACCGACCCGCGCACCCGCAAGGAAGTCACCCTGCAACAGAACAGCGACGGGTCTTCTGTTATTGAGCAGCGGCAGGAATTTGGCGGCCTGCTCAAACTTAACAAGCAGATGTCGGGCGACTACCAGCCCGGCTCAATGATCGGCAACACGCAGCGTCACATGCAGCATGTGGCGGAAATCCCAAACGTGGTGTACAATCACTTGCTGGAGAAGTTTGGCCCGATGCGCGAAAATCCAAAGGCGTGGAAGGCTTGGCTGAACGACAGTGAAAACCGGGCATTCAGAACGGGCGGCGGACATTTATAATGGCGATTTCGACCTACACCGAATTGAAGACTGCAATAGCCAACTTCCTCGCGCGTGACGATCTGACCAGCGTCATCCCCGACTTTATCCAACTTGCCGAGGCTACGATGTCTCGCGAACTGGAGACACGCTCACAGGAGAAGCGCGCCACGGCAACGCTGACCAGCGGCGACGAATACATTGCGCTGCCGACAGACTTGCGCGAAGTGCGCGAGGTCAAGCTGAACACGACACCGCTGACGGTCCTGACCTATTACAGCCCGGTCGCGCTGGACAGCAACTTCTCATCCGGCGGCGTCGGCAAGCCAAAGGGCTTCAGCATTATCGGCGACGAGATGAAGATGCGCCCTGTGCCGGACGACAGCTACACCGCCGAGATTATCTATATCGGGTCGATCACGGCGCTGTCCGACAGCAACGCCACAAATAATATCTTGACCCGCTCGCCGGATGCCTACCTATACGGATCACTCGCAGAAGCGTATGCTTTCCTGCTTGATGAAACTAGGGCGTCGCAGTACCTGCAACGCTTCAACCTCGCCCTTGAGCAGATCAAGGTCGATGAGCAGCGCGCGCATTACGGCACGGGTTCGCTGCAAATCAGTAGCATTTACGCCCGTCAAAACGCAGCAGTGGAGAGTTAAACAATGTCTGCAATGAGTGATTACTTAGAGAACAAAATCCTAGATCACGTTCTCGGAACAACTGCTTACACCCACCCATCGACGGTCTACATCGGGCTTTCGACCGGGTCGTTTGCTGACGACAACAGCGGCACCGAACTGAGCGGCAGCAACTACAGCCGTGTGGCGGCTGCGTTTGATGCGGCTTCTGGCGGCACGACCGACAACACCTCGGCGATTGAGTTTGCTGCGGCGACGGGGTCGTGGGGTACGGTCTCGCACTTTGGTATTTTCGATGCGGCGTCAAGCGGGAATTTGTTGATCCACGGTGCCTTTTCGACAGGTAAACTGATAGGCTCCGGCGACGTTCTGAAAATCTCAGCGGGTGACCTAGACGTTACCGCAGCGTAGGTGATGCCGTGGCCACTGGCACCCCAAATTTAGACAATTTCACAAGCAGTATCGACGCGCTTCCATATTCTTTGGACAGCGCGTTATTGCTGACGCAGGTTGATTGGTCCAACCCGACGCTGGAGCAACTAGATGCTTGGGGGACTATGGATGCCCTCGACACCTTCGGCACCTTAGAGCAGCTTGCAGACCTTGAGGTAAAGCATTTTGGCGGCAGCGCGTCTGTGTCGATGTCCGCCACCGCGACGCCGGTCTTCCCCGTATTATTTGACGCCGCTGTGTCTGTATCTATGTCCGCCGCGTCTGACAGTGACCGTGTCCGAGGCTTCGACGCATCAGTCACCGGCGCTGCGTCAGTCGCCGCCACCGCAGCGTTTATCGCGCGGATGGATGGGGCCGCAAGCGTCGCAATCACGGTGGCATCCGACAGCGACCGCATACGCGGCTTTGACGGGGCCGCCAGCGCCTCTGTGACGGCCACTGGCGCGTGCCTTGCCGTCTTCTTCGATACAGGTAGCGCAAGCGTGTCTATGGACGCCACAGGCGCTTCTGTGGGCGTCTTTGTCATGTCCGGTTCCGCTGACGCATCAATGTCTGCTACAATGCGCGGCAAGGTGTTGGGCGAGGACTGGTCAGAAGTCGCCGACGGCACAGAGACTTGGACAGATATCGCGGCAGGCTCTGAGGTCTGGTCGCAAGTATCTGTAGGCAGCGAGGTTTGGCACCAGCAATGATAGAATTTGGCCCTTGGCTGCCTGATCAGCCCGATTACTCGAACCCCGGCGTCACAAAGGCCGAGAACGTCATCCCTGCGGCTGGCGGTTATCGCAGCCTGCCTGAGTTCGTTGCGTACTCCGGCGCGGCAGACGCGGACATAAACGGCGTGTTTGCGGCTAAAGACAACACCGGCAACGTCAAACTGTTTGCGGGCGACAACGCCAAAATCTATGAGTTCGACAGCAGCGACAGCAGCCTCGACAATATCTCGAAGTCCGGCAACTACACATTGACTGCGCCGGAAGAGCGGTGGCGGTTCGTGCAGTTTGGGACTGACGTGATCGCAGTCGGCGGCATTGGTGTGCCGCCACAGCGCTACACGCTCGGCACCAGCAGCCTCTTCGCCGATCTGGCTGGCTCACCGCCGGACGCTGACTTCATTGCGGTGGTGCGCGATTTCGTGTGGCTGGGCAACGTAGAGGATGGGTCGGGCAACCGCCTGCCGTACCGCGTGCAGTGGTCGGGCTTCAACGACATCACAAGCTGGACCGCTGGCACCGAGCAGTCCGACTTCCAAGACATACCGGACGCTGGCAACATTACCGGGATGGTCGGCGGTGAATACTGCACGATCCTGATGGAGCGCGCGATTGTCCGCGCCACCTACTCCGGCCCGCCGCTGATCTTCCAGTTTGACAAGGTCGAGACGGCGCGCGGCTGTCAGGTGCCGGGGTCGATCTGCAACATCGGCCACACTGTCTTCTATCTGAGCGATGACGGCTTCTATGCGTTTGACGGCCAGCGGTCTCAGAACATCGGGGCCGAGAAGGTGGACAAGTTCTTCTTCGACGACTTCAATATCGCGCACAAGGACCGGATGACATCAAGCGTCGACCCGCAGAACCAGATCGCGGTCTGGTCCTATGTGTCAAACTCCAGCATCGACGCCAAGCCCGACAAGCTGCTGATCTACAACTACGCAATCGGGCGCTGGTCTACCGCCAACGTGCAGGCCGGTCTGATTGCGCCGATGTTTACGCCAGCCTACACGCTGGAGCAGCTAGACACGATCAACACCAGCATCGACGCGCTGCCTGCGTCGCTTGACAGTGCGCTGTACAAGGGCGGGCAGTTCCTTTTCGGCGGTGCCGTCGGCAACAAAATTCACACCTTCACCGGCGACCCGCTCGCCGCAACCATTGAGACGGCTGAGGCAGGGCTGGCGACTGGCAAGTTCAATATGATCACGCGCGTCTATCCGTATCACGAGGGCGGCAGCGTCACGATGCAGATCGGCACGCGCGGGCTGCACTCCGACACAACAACATTCACGACGGCGCAGTCGCCAAACACTGACGGCTTCGCGCCGTTCAGGGCGCAGGGGCGGTATCACCGCGCGCGCATGAACCTGAGCGGGCAGTGGTCATTCGCGCAGGGTATGGACGTCGAGGCGAGGCAGGTGGGCAGGCGATGACAACGCGCGTCAGTAACTTCCGCATCCTCAATCCGATCCTTGCCACAACGCGAGAGATTGCCGAACTGCTTAACCGCACGATCAATGGCGGGCTGAATAGCTGGGATTATGTGACGCTTGCGTCAAGTTCAACAGAAACAACAAAGACAGACCCGCGCTTTTCAAAAGAGAGCGTGGTGTTTTTTACGGCGATCAATGGGTCGCCGGAGCATCATCAGCCGTTTATCAAATCGACCTCCACTGATGGGACGATGAAGATTGGACACAAGAACCACGGCCACACACAGGAGTTCGCCTACCTTATTGTCG